GGTTCGGCTTGTAGCTTTTGTCTACCTGCCTGATTAGCGCGGGCGGTTGAATGAAAAAGCCCCAACTCTCTGCCGTACCGTCTTGAAGGTTGATAGTCGGCGGGGCCTTCTCTGCTTCGTACCACCACGAATCAAAGTCAGGCGGGTTTGTGTCCATTATGATACCGCGCCAAGTCGGCCCACCGTCACGCATTGATGGATAACGGCCCGGTCGCTGTGTCGCTACGTCAATGATATGTTCTGGAACTTCCGATGCTTCATTGATCCAGATGAAAGTCATCTCTAGCGACTTGAACTTCTTAATGTCCTTCTCTTTGTCTGCGCTAACAAAGAAAATTTCCAGCTCAACAGTCGTTTTGTCAGGCAGGCGAAGAGTCGTCACAGCCTCGATAGGTGAATTATATTTGATTTTAGTTATATCGCCGAACCAGTCCATGTAAGTTTTTATGGTCGTCGATTTCAATTCAGGATACGTCGAGCGAATAACAACCGCGCGCGTCTTTCTTATCCCTTTGTCGTTTGGCTTCTGTCTACAAGCTCGCCCGAATAACTCCCAGCACATGCCCACTGATTTACCCGAACCAACAGGGCCACGCACACAGCGGATGAAACTATCATCTGAATGGAATGATGCGAGAGTCGGGCTGGCTTTGTAGGATATAGCTACCATTTCGCCTTATTGGCCCAGTACGCCGCGCTCATCTTCCCTTTCTTGATATTTTGAGCATGGCGCGCCTTGAAGCTTGCGCGCCTGTTCTTGTCGGCTTCGCTCTCACCTTTCTTTGGTGGGCTACCCTTCACACCCTGCTGTCCAAAACGGATTAGCTTGTACTTATCACCCTCTTTCGCCATGACAACGTGTGACTTATTCGGGTGACTTGGCGTGCGCTTCGGCTTATTCACACCCTCTAGCCCGTTCTTTTTCATTTGCGTTTTCACGCGCTCTGGAACTTTAGCCATTATTCCAGCACTCCAAACACTTCGGCGTTTATCTTCGCATTTCCTGAACTCTGAATACATTGCAAATCAATGTCAGATTTTGCAGGCGCTATGATCGGTATCATTTTAGTAGAAGCAAGTCCACGAGTTTTAAAAATAATATCTCTAAACTCAGGCATAAATACCTTCCCAAATTCACGCACATACAAAATACATTCAGATTCGTTTGTATCGTCGGAAGATAAAAATATGTCGTAAATAATAAATTTTTTCCCTGCAGGAACTGTATATACAGCTTTTGAACTTTTTTGATCCAGCGCATCAAGCAATGCTATAACTTCGGTTGTGTTTTGCGCTACTCCGCTAGACCATGACGCGCCCTCGATTGCTATTGCGATATCGCCGTCAAATTCTGTATCTGTAGCGTTCTCGGCGCTGTTAATTCTCAAAAACTCGACTGTGCTCGTTACAATCGAATTACCTGAAACGGTTATGTTTTCGCTTGTTACTGCGTAGCTGGAATCAAGCCCGGTTAAAGTAATTGTAACCGCGTCCGAATTGTCAGAACTTGAAATTTCGACAAGTGTGGCGGTATCGAGCCAGTTATACTCACCGCCCTGACTCCAAACGGTTTCGGTAGTGATAGTTGTCCGATTGATTCCGTGAAGGTGGATTAAAGCTTTTCGACTGCCATAGCTACCTTTGGCTATCTCGTGAATGTAATCATTCGATGGCGCTGAGAAGGCGATTTTTGAAAAAATTATGAATAGAAAAATGTTGCGCACGATTTGCATGACTTAACCTTTCTTGAAGTGAAAACAAAGTTAATTCTATCACAACGAAAAAAACCGCTGATTTGCCAAGCTGGTTCAGCGGTCGAAACCTCTATGGAGTCAACTGACGTTTGTTAGTGACTTGGGTTTATTTTAGCATTGAAAAAAGCCCCGGCGGAAAACATGACCGGGGCTCTAAACGAAAGGGGGTTTAGATGAAAAACTGACAACAGTATATCACACTTTTCTAGTCTTTGCCGTCTTTGTTGTTTTTAGCGTTCGTGAAAAAATCAGCGTCGATGGTTATTTGCGTGCCAGACTCGTTTTCGATCTTGTCAGTTTGTCCGAGCCATTGCTTGCCGAGCCAGATGAGCATAGGCACATTTCCATCATCAACAGCTTTCTTATACTGCTTTCGACGTAGGCACATTTTGCCCCCATCACTGAATTTTTTATGCCAATCCGCAAAACTGATACCGAACTTTTCCTTAACTCTACGCTCTAAAGTATCGAAGCTCACTCCCAAAATCGAGGCCATTTCTTCACCTGTACAATGAATTTGTGCCATCTCTTCAAGCTGTCGCCAGTCGTTTTCGTCAAACTCAATTCTTGGCCTACCGCCTTTATTTTTCTCACCCATCATCAAGTCCTTCTCTTCTTACCAGGTCGCTTCCGCTTCTTGTATCCGCTCGCATGAATCGCTCTTGCTTGCTTTGTTGCTTCTGCGCGTGTCTTGTAGACTTTACCGCGTGAACCGTAGCGAAAACCGCCTTTAACTTTCTGAATCGGCATAAGTAGTAATAATAAAACAGGCCCGAAGTTGCGCTTGAATCAGAGGCGTTCGGGCGATTGTCTTACTTCTTCTTTGCCTGCTTATTGTGCGCTGGTGCAATCAATCCAGGGCTGTGCTTTTTCGCCATCTGCTTACCTGCAATTGATGCTTTAATATGCGCTGGCTCATTTCCGTGATTTTTTTTCATCTTCATTTTCTTCTCCTGAATCCAAAACGTATTTGTCGCCTTTTGGCGTTGTTACTAGCTTATACTTTTCGCCATCGTAAATATTGACGACTCGTTTTTCTGGTGATTTCAATTTTTCACTCATCCTGTCCCTTTCAATTTTAACACAATTCAAATAATGAAATAATACTACTCCAAATTCCCGTTATTTGATTTTCTCTTCTTTACTAAAATAGTCACAATGATGACCAAGGCAATCGGCCACAAACTTAATAAATCTTCCATGCTTACTCCTTTTTGAAATATTTCCATTCTATCAGATAAACTTAAACGATAACTTTTAACTTACTCAAGCATCGAAAGTAGTGCAATGGCGCATGATCGTCAACGGTTTCAAACCAGAAGTTTTTTAGCGGGTTTCGCGTGATGCGCCTGTACTTTGTTGTCGTGTACGCTTTTTCGGGCACGTTTCCTACGTTGAGCCAGAACAGCCTACCTATTCGCTGATAATCATAAAAGAACGGTAAGCCTACGGGCACGTCTGTAACTTCGTCTTTTTCAAGCATGAAATTGTATATCTTTTTCGCTATGTGGCCTGCCTGCAATCTGCAAGCGTGCCCGTGAGTTGTAATCAATGGCGCACCAAAAGAGTAGACTTTTTCAACTTCTATTTCGTGCCTTATCTCTAAGTGATACGCCAATATTTGCGCTACTGCACCGCCAGCGCTGTGACCTGTGATGTATATTTTTTTTGAAGTTACTATGTCCCAATCAATAAGAAAGTCAGATATTTTCGAAGCTATCCGGTTAAATCCTGCGTGAAATTTGAACGGTTCCAAACCCTCGGACGTTTTCCATATCATTCCATCATGCAGGGCTGTTTTTAGGTCGTTTGTGCCCTGGATCACTATTACAATATCGCCCCACATATTTAAAATGGCAAATTCTACGCCGTGAACTTTTCCAGTTCCTAGGATCATGTGCGCGTGTTGCTTCCTGAAAAACTCCATTGCATAGATATTAGTGCAAAGCATCGCGAAGTTTTGAGCGCGCACTCTGATTTCGTCTGTTCCTGTTTCGTCAATTTTTTTCATTTTCCAAACTCCTAAAACGGTAAATCTTTCTGACCATAGCAAGCCGTATTATACCCACAATACATGCACTCGAAACAATCTTGATTAAAACCTTCTGGTATCGGTGGCTCGCTCTTTGCGTTGAAGATAAAATGCGCCTTTTTTCGCATCTCCTGCGCTACCTCTTCGTCATATTCGACGACTTCAAAGTATATATCGCAATTGTTCTTGTTGATGACCGCGAAAAGACAATACTGCTTTTTGAAGTAGTGCATATATACATGCGCCTGAGCTTTATAATTCGCGTCAGTTTTGACTACTGTATTTTTTTGAAAGAGTTTAAACTTTCTGTCGTTCGCTGTCTTTACTTCAAGTATC